ACATTGTTTTACGATTTAAAAAGAAAAGGTAAAAACATTACAATGGTTTCTATGGATGACATACACTTAACCACATCAGATGTAAACTACCAAGAACCATATGATAAAATACAAGAAGAACTATCAAAGATGTTCTGGTATGATAGAAAGGTATTTGAGATAATAAATGAGGGTGAAAGCATTGCAGAATTTTCACGCAAAAGTTTAATACATTACTATTCACTTTACAACACATATAACAAAGTCAAGAATAAACTAAAGAAATTATTATGAGCAGCTTAATTAGAAACAGTAAACAAGTAAGACAAACAATAGATTTTACTGGTGTACAAAGTGGTAAAATACACCCAACAGATATTGATGCCGTATTAGAATTTGATAATGAGGTTTTAATATTAATGGAGGTAAAGCGAAAAGGTAATATAATACCAACTGGTCAAAAATTAGTTTTAGAAAGGATAGCTAATTCTTGGCATACAAATAAATGTGTAGTTTTTTATGTAACACACGATTTTAAAAATGATGATAAAGATATACCATTAGATAAATGCAATGTAGATAGTGTTTATTTAGACAAGGAATGGAAATCAGCAAAGAAAGTGATGAACCTTATTGATACCTTAAAATATTTTAAAGCAAAGTGGAATATAAAAAAATTAGAATTATGAAAATAGGAAACATTATTTATTACATTACAAAATATACTGGCATTAAATACTTGGTAGATAAATACCACAAGTTAAGAGGTACTAAATGTAATTGCAACAACAGAAGAAAAAAGTTAAATGAAATAAAAATAGATAGATGGTAAAATTTACTAAAGAAGATTTTGAAAGCTGGAGCAACTTTCGCTCTGAACCAAAAAGCACATTACAACCTAATGAGTTTGAACTTATATGCCATTTGCATAGTGTTTACTATAACCATAAATATGTAAAACCTTGCACGTGTAATCCAAAGAAAATAAAGCTATGGATAAAACAACTAAACGTAATTTGGAATAATGGGCATTAAAAAAATTAATGAGTGGGAAAAGGCAGTTGTGTTTCTTTTAAATCTTGATGGTTGGGAGTTGGAACATTGCGGTGATGGTTATTCAAGATATGATGCTAAAGGAAAAACACCAAAAGGCAAGGATTGCGTCATTGAGATGAAATTTAGAAATAAGTACTATGAAGATAAACTAATTGAAAAAGATAAATATGATAGCTTAATGGCACTTGATGATGTTGTTAGGTTATTTTTTGTTAATGACCCTAAAGGTAACTTTATGTATTGGCTAGATACTTTAGAGATGCCAGCACCAGTTAAAAAGTATTGTCCAGATACTACAATGTGGACAAAGAAACGACTTTTAAAAGATGTTTACTTGCTGAAAGAAAACCAAGCGGTTAGAATAAATATAAATATAGAACCAAATTAGTTGTTAAATGTTTTGTTTATAAAATAGATTAATGTATATTGCGTTATATTAATTTTAAAACAAACAGAATGGAACAAAACAATTATGTTGAAATAACCAACAGAAAACAAGAAATAGTACTACAAAGAATTGCATTAAATAAAAGCAATGAAACTTGTGATGAAAGTATAAAGCAAAAAAAGTTAAAACGTAATGATGCTAAAAATGATTATGAGTTTAAGAAAGAAACAGATGCTATAAAAAAATTAAAAGAAATAATATTTAATAATAATGAAACCTTAAAGAAAATTAAGTCAGAAGAAAAGGCATTAAACTTATTAAAATACACAAGGGATAAAGACTATCATATATTTAAAAATTATGCATTAGGTAAACAAGAAAGTAAACTACTTAATAAAATAAAAGATTTAAAAGAAGAGTGTTTAATTGATGCAAAAAATTTTAAGATAAATAAAACTGTAAGATTAATTGCAGCAGAATATTCATACAAATTAGATTTAATTATAAAATCACATAATGTATGATAGTAAACGAAGCAGCTTGGGAAAAGTTAAGAAAGCAAATAGAATATCATACTGAACAAGATAGTGAGATAACTGATGTACATATTAACTACCAAGTAAAACCAGGTAAAAAGAATTATTTAAAACTAAACATAACAATAGACAAATGGGACAAGATAACAGAATAGAAAAATTAGAGGCACAAGTTGAAATATTAAAAGCACAATTACAAGATGCACAATTACATACTTATGTAGGTGAAACAGATACATTGCATTGTTCAGATGGTGAGTTGTATATTGGTTACGATGATAACAAAACACTTGTAATGGAAGTAGACCAGCTTTTTAGAGATTTACCAAGCATAATTAGTATGGTAACTAAAGAACAAAAGAAGATGCAAGAAATGCACCTTAAAATGATTAAAGAAGCATTATGATTTTATTAGTAGATGCAGATAGTTTAATTTTTGCAAGTTGCTATCGTAAAAGAGAAACACCAGATGATGAAAAGTATTACAAAGATATTGTAGATGCAAGAAATAAGTTTGACCAGCAGTATATGAAAATTGTAAATGACTTGGAAGATAAATACACCATTGATAAAGTATTATGTTTTAGTGGTTCAAAGGGTAACTTTAGAAAACTAATCACACCAAAGTACAAAGCCAACAGAAAGAAACAGGAACTGCCACCGCTTTTAAATGAGATGCACCAATTTGTAAAAGACCACTACGATAGTATTTGGGGTTACGGTGTAGAAACAGATGATATGGTTGCAAGGTATTGGAAACAGATTAGTGATGATATAGGCAGAGATGAGGTAATGATTGTTTCAATAGATAAAGACTACAAACAGTTTCCTTGCTTAATGTACAACTATCACTATAAGCACCAGGTTGTTTTAGACATAACAGAAGAAGAAGCAATGTTTAACTTTTACTCACAAATGATAGAGGGTGATACCGCAGACAATGTAAATTACTTTAAAGGTAAAGGTAAGAAGTTTGCAGAAAAGCATTTCAAAGACTGTACAACTAAATACCAATACACAAAAAAATTATACGAATTATTTAAACAAGAATACAAAGGTAAGGCAAGACAAAAATTTGCAGAGTGCTACCACCTTTTAAAATTAAGAACACAATGAAAGACAAAATAGTTGAAGATTTAAAAAGAGAGTTTGATATAAGAAGTTGTGTAGGTATAGACAAATACAAAACAACACTACAAGACAATAAACACGACGACTTTTTACAACACTTAAAAGAAGAACTAATGGATGCAGCATTATACATCCAAAAACTACAAAGTAAATGAATTACAACACAATACCAACAATATTAGAAACACCAGAACAAGTAAGTGAATTACTTATTACATTAACTGGCATAGATATATACAAACAAACAAGACAAACTGAATACGTTGAGCATAGGGCTTTGCTTTGTCATATATTAAGAAACAAACTTGATATGAGGTGGGTAAGTATATCAGACTTTATAAAATCAAAAGGTAAATCATTTGACCACGCAACGGCAATACACGCAAACAAAATGTACCCATTGTACAAAAAAGATAGGTTTGATTATTACGATAAATTAGAAAGCAACTTTATAGTTAAATCACAAATAGAGTATAGCCAAATATCTAAACTAGAAGTAATACAAAAAAAGTATGCAACACTAGAAAAAGATTATTTCAAAGCAATAGAAAAACTAAACCAATTTGATGGTGGTTATACTAAAAATGAAATGAAATATAGAAGTTTAGAAGAAGAACAAAAAACTATGTATGATGAACGTGCAGCTTTAGTATTAAAGTCTTTTGAATGGAAGCAAAACAATAGTGAGTATGAAATAATAAACTGTGCAACGTGATAGAGTTTATAAAAACAATATTGTGTTTAGCATTAAGCTTTGGGTTTCATTGTATAGTATGGGAGAATGACTATGTAAAGTCTAAATTTTGGAAAGTATATTGGGCAATAGTTATATTATGTTTATTTCCTTTAATTATGATAATATGATAAAAAAAGAATGGCTATTTATGCAAACACCAAAAGAGAAAGCATACCAATTAGTAAAAGCATTTTATGTAGAAACAACAACAAGCACAGAAGCAAAGAAATGTGCTAAATTACATATAAGTCTTATACTTGAAAACGAAATACTAAAACCATCTAACAATATAGAATACTATCAAGAAGTATTAAACGAAATAGAAAAGCTATGAAAGAAAATTTATTGGTTAGCTTTAGCGGTGGTGAAACAAGTGCTTATTTAGCAAAGTGGTTATTAGATAATAAATCAGAAGTTTACAATCTTATTTTTGTTTTTGCAAATACTGGTGATGAAGAAGAAGAAACTTTGTTCTTTATAGATAAATGTTCAAAAGAATGGAGTATAAATATAGTTTGGGTAGAAGCTGTTGTACATCACAATGAAAGGATTGGAAGCACACACAAAATAGTTAACTTTAAAACCGCATCAAGAAATAGAGAACCTTACAAGGAGGTTATAAAAAAGTATGGCATACCAAATCAGAATTTTCTTCATTGTAATAGAGAGATGAAACTAAATCCTATTAAAAGTTATATTAAAAGTTTAGGCTGGAAAAAATATAAAACTGCAATAGGTATTAGAGTAGATGAATTTGATAGGATGAACAAGCATAAAGAAAAACTGGGTTTAATTTATCCTTTTATAACAGATAAACCAACAAGCAAACAAGAAGTTTCTTATTGGTGGTCAAAGCAAAAATTTAGACTGAAATTAAAAAGCTATAATACAAACTGTAAAACTTGCTGGAAAAAATCAGATAAAGTTTTGGCACAAGTATATAGGGACAATCCAGACTACTTTGATTTTAATAAAGAAATGGAAAATAAGTATGGTAAAAATAAATACACATTTTTCAGAAATGGAAGAAGCACAGAAGAACTAAAACAAGATTTAAAAAAAATAAACAAAGCACCAAAGGACAAACACGAAGATATAAATTTTCAAACAGATTTATTTTCACAAAGCTGTGACATATATTCTATGTGTGGTGATGATTAAAAAACCTATGACAAGAAAGAAACTAATACAAAAGCTACAACAACTATTAGACAAATTACCAAAGGGTAAAGAAAGAAAAGCTATAAGAGAAAGACTATTAAAATTAAAGCTGAAAAGATGAATATAACAAATGAAGATAATATGAAACTGATGGCAAGGTATGAGGATAACTACTTTGATTTGGCTATTGTAGACCCACCTTATGGTATAAGCATAAACAAACAATCACAAGGTAAAGGAGGTGGTGTTGCTAAAAAAATAAACTATACTCAAAAAGATTGGGATAGTGAAGCTCCAAACAAAAAATACTTTTTTGAATTATTAAGAGTAAGTAAAAATGTTATTATTTGGGGTGCAAATTATTTTATAGAAAATATACCAAATGCTAATAGTAGTTGTTGGATTGTTTGGGATAAAGATAATGGCGCTTCAGATTTTGCCGATAGTGAATTGGCTTATACAAATTTTAAAACAAGTGTTAGAAATTATAAATGTAAATGGGCTGGGATGCTTCAGTATGATATGAAAAACAAAGAAACAAGAATACACCCAACTCAAAAACCAATTAGGCTTTATGAATGGCTTTTAATGAATTATGCCAAAGAAGGGGATAAGATACTCGATACTCATTTAGGTAGTGGAAGTATTGCTATTGCTTGTCATAACTTAAAATATGATTTAACCGCTTGTGAACTTGATAAGGAGTACTATGAAGCAGCAATAAAAAGAATAGAGCAACATAAACAACAACTAACAATGTTCTAAAAACAAAGATTAAATACGTTATATAATTGAATAAACAAAATACTATCAAATGGATAAAAGAAAAAATAACGGTGGTGCAAGGGAAGGTGCTGGTAGACCAAAGAAAGCAGACGAACTTAAACTTATAGAAAAGTTAGATAACCTTATTGATAATGATGAGGTTATTAAAACACTTGGCAAACAAATCTTCAAAGGTGATAGTCGTGCTATGTCATTATACTTTGGTTATAGATACGGTAAACCAAAAGAGAGTGTAGACATAACATCAACAGATGGGTTCAATATTAACTTTAAAGATATTATAAAATTTAAGTGATAGAAGTTGACCCAAAGTATAACCCTATCCAAACATCAGATGCAAGGTACTATATTGTAACTGGTGGTCGTGGTTCTGGTAAATCGTATTCTATAAACTTATTATTGTTATTGCTCACTTTTGAAGCTGGGCATACAATCTTGTTTACTAGGTTTACATTATCATCTGCATACATTTCTATTATACCAGAATTTATACATAAGATAGAAACACTTAACCTACAACACGTATTTTATATAACAAAAGATGAAATACGAAATAAGCTATCTGGTAGCAAGATAATATTCAAAGGTATAAGAACTTCTAGTGGAGACCAGTCTGCAAATTTGAAAAGTTTAACAAACGTTACAACTTGGGTAATGGATGAAGCAGAAGAACTTAATGATGAAAACATATTTGATAAGATAGATTTAAGTGTAAGAAACCTCAAACAAAAGAATAGGGTAATACTTATTTTAAACCCAGTTACAAAAGAGCATTGGATATACAATAGGTTCTTTGAAGATAAAGGTGTACAAGCTGGTACAAACTCAACCAAAGGAAATACAACCTACATACACACAACTTATTTAGATAACGTAGAAAACCTATCTAAAAGCTATTTAGAGCAAATAGAAAACATTAAGAAACGTAGACCAGAGAAATATAAGCACCAAATGCTTGGTGGATGGTTGGCAAAAGCTGAAGGTGTTATATTTACTAATTGGAAGATAGGTGAGTTTAAAAAAGTTGGTGTAAGTGTCTTTGGACAAGATTATGGTTTTGCAGCAGATGAAAATACATTAGTAGAAACTAACATAGATACAAACAATAAGATAATCTATTTAAAGGAATGTTTTTACTTGAAAGGTCTTACCACATCACAAATAGCTGAACTAAACCTTAAACACGCTAAAAATAGTCTTATAGTAGGTGATAGTGCAGAACCAAGACTACTACACGAACTGAAAGCAAAAGGGTGTAATGTAGTCAAAGCAATAAAAGGTCAAGGTTCAATTACCTATGGTATAGCTTTACTACAAGATTATGACTTGATAGTTGAAGAAAACAGTATCAACCTCATCAAAGAACTAAACAACTACTCCTGGTTGGAGAAAAAGTCTAAAACACCACAAGACAAATTCAACCATATCATAGATGCAATCAGATATGCAATCTCATATCAACTACAAAACCCAAACAGAGGTAATTACTTTATATCATAAAAGTTATTAAATTATTTGTTGGTATGTTATTTATTTGTATATTGCAATATATTAACTAACAAAACAGATATGAAAACACCATTAGAAAAAGCATACGACAAATTAAGAGGATTAGACATAG